ATATGATGATGATGTTTATGATTTTGGCTTGATACAAGCAGAAGATACTTCTCCTAATACCAGCTTACCTAATTTTTCGTCTGTAGATAAACCAACAATAACTACACCTTCTGAAGAATTAATTGCAATACCACCTACATTATTCAACAGAGTAACTATCAATTGGACACAACCAAATAAATCTTCTGTTGAATCTTATGAAATAGGAATTAACAGATTAAACTCAGTTCGATTTGCAAATAAAGCTAGTTATGATTTTGAAGGCAGAAGTGTTACCGAAAGTTTCACTATTGATAAATTAGAAGAAGGTCAATACTTTGTAGCTGTAAGAGCAAAAAATAGATTAGGAGTTTATTCTGATTTTGCAACAGAAATATTTGAGGTTAAAAACTTTTCTACTTTACCAGCAGTAAATACACCAGCAATAAATTTTGTTACAGAAGAATTATTCACTACCACACAAGGTTCAGGTGTGAAAGCAAAAGCCATATTAACTTTTGGAACTTCAATAAATACAGAATGGGAAGATTTAGGAGTAACTATAGATCATTATGATGTTGAATTTAGAAAATCAACTGAAGCATCTTTTCAAGGTGCTGGAACATCACAAGGAACTAATTTTGAATTTTTTGATATTGAACCAGCATTGTATGAATTTAGAGTAAGAGCAGTAAATACAGTTGGAGTAGCTTCAGAATTTTCATCTACAACACAAAGAATCTATGGACTTACTGCTGTTCCATCAGATGTAAGCAATTTATTTTTAAGAGCAGATTCTAATACTGCAACTTTAAGTTGGACACCTACAACAGACTTAGATGTAAAGATTGGCGGTTTTTATGAGATAAGACATAATTCATTGACATCAGGTGCAGTTTGGGCGCAATCAACACAAATAGGCGAAGCTGTATCAGGTATAGCAAACTCAACAGAAGTGCCATTATTAGTTGGTACTTATTTAATAAAAGCTGTTGATTCTACAGGTGTTAAATCTACTAATGCTACAACAGTAGTAAATACAGTTACGCCTGATTTATTTCAATCACAGGTATTTTTAACTAGAACAGAAAATCCATCTTTTAGCGGAACTAAATCAAACATGGTAGTAACTGACGATAATACCTTGAAATTAGAAGCAGATACTTTGTTTGATTCATTGGGTCTGATTGATGAAGTGGGATTGATTGATGCCGCTGGTGGTGTAGATTTATCAGGCAGTTATGATTTTGCCAACATTATAGACACAGGTATACCAGCACAATCTTATAGATTAAGTTCTGCATTTGCTTTTACTACTAATTCAACATCAGACTTTATAGACACACGTTCAGGAAATATAGATGATTACGAATCTTTTGATTTAAATACTTATGATGATGTAGAAGTGCAATTGCAAATAGCGACAACCAATGACGACCCTAGTGGCAGCCCTACATTTACAGATTTTCAAAATTTCAGAATTGGTAATTATCATGGTCGTGCTTTTAAATTTAGATTGTTAGTGACATCAGGCGATGTAACACACCAAGTTTATATATCATCTTTGTCTGCAACTTTGGAAGCATTTCAAAAAATAGATACTCAACAATTGACATCAAGCACAAGTTCATTGGGCGTTACCTTTGGAGAAGGATTTTTAGTAACTCCAAAAATTGCTGTCACTGCACAGAATATGGGAAGTGGAGATTTTTATGAAATAACAAGTGTGTCTAGCACAGGTTTTACAATTACATTCAAGAACAGTAGTGGTACAATTGTCGCTAGAACATTTGACTATATAGCAAGAGGTTTTTAATGGCTCAACACGATTACGATATAGCTAACCAATCAGGTGCAAACTTTAGAGCAGATTTAAATAATGCTTTAGATGCTATTGTATCTAACAACTCTGGTTCATCAGAACCGTCTACTACATTTGCTTATGAATGGTGGATTGATACATCTGCTAATGTATTGAAGCTAAGAAATTCTGCAAACAACGCTTGGATAACTTTACCTTTATCAATAACCGCAGATAATTCAACATCAGGTGCTTTGACTGTAAATGGTAATTTAAGCACCACAGGAACTTTGGATGTAAATGGTGGAGAAGTTATTTTAGATGCTGATGCTGATACATCTATAACAGCAGATACAGACGATCAAATAGATTTTAAGATTGGTAATGTAGATGTAGCAACTTTAACGAACAGTCATTTAGTTCTTAAAGGCACTACACCAAAAATTACTATTGGCGATGGTGGTGCAGAAGATACAGCTTTAATATTCGATGGTAATGCAGTAGATTTTTATATTGGCTTAGATGATTCAGAAGATGATTTGGTCATAGGCACAGGGTCTACTGTTGGTACTAATTCAAAGCTAATAATAGAAAATGGTGGAAATGTTATAGTTGGTGCTACAACCTTTAACAATGATAATGCTGGTATTGGTTTAGGTTCTACAGGCTTTTTCTTTGCAACTAGAAGCGATACTTTAGTAGGTAGTTTCAACAGACTTTCTTCTGATGGAACTGTAGTAGATTTCAGAAAAGATAGCTCAGTGATAGGCGGTATAGGCGTAGCTAGTTCTGATCTTACTTTTGAAGTAAATAGCGCAGAAAGAATTAGAATTCTTTCTTCTGGTAATGTTGGTATTGGAACTTCCACAATAAATTCAGGAACATTAGGTTCTAGTAATAAATTTTTAGAGGTTTCTTCAGGTACATCATCAGGCTCAGGAACATTAGTATTATCAAGAAACACCTCAACTAATGATGTTGAATTAGGGGGTGTGAGGTTTGTAAACGTTAATAACGCAGATGACGACGGTTTAGACGCTGATGGAAGATTAGTTGCTGCTATTTCTGCAAGGTCAGTAACATCTGATTCAAACGCAAGTGACGATTCAGGTGGGTCTATAACATTCTCAACCAAGCCAGAGGCAGGAAGCTTTACTGAAAGAATGAGAATTCTTGATAACGGCTCTATTTTATTTGGTAAAACTTCAGAAACTTTTGGCAATACAGGTATTCATATATTACAAGGTTCAGCAAATGGTCGAACATTTATTACTGTATCTAATGATGAATGTTTGAACTTAAATAGAGAAAACTCTGATGGTTTAGTACTTAGATTTTTTAAAGATACATCATTAGTTGGAAGCGTAAGCACAAATGCTAATTCTTTACCTTCTGATAGAAACTTCAAAAGAGATATAAGTGATTTAAATTTAGGTTTGAATTTAATAAACAAATTAAAACCAAGTCAATATAATTACATTGTTGATGATGAAGATTCTCCAAAAATGTATGGGCTTATAGCACAGGACTTAGAAGAATCTTTAACAGAAGTTGGTATAGGTAAAAATAGCACTTGGTTGTTACAACATGAACCCAATGATGATGAAAAACAATCAGAATATTCTTTAGATTATATAAAACTTATACCGATTCTTATTAACTCAATTAAAGAATTGGAAGAAAGAATAAAAACTTTAGAGGGATAACATGGCGATTAACTATACTTGGGATTGTAAAACTTTAGATGTCAAAACTATTGATGGCAATGAAGATACTGTTTTTAATGTGCATTGGCGATTTACCGCAACCGATGATGTAAATAATGATGCTGATGGATATTCATTGATTGTTTCAATTTATGGCTCACAAGAATTAGATACATCAGACTTATCTACCTTCACTGCTTTTAAAGATTTAACGAATGACCAAATCAGAGGTTGGGTTGAATCCGCTATGGGAGAAGATAGAGTAACCGAAATTAAAGATAATTTAAGCAATCAAGTAGCTGAATTAGTTACACCAACACAAGAAACAAAAACAATAGGAGAATAATATGTCAGATATACAAGTTAGAAACGATAATGGCGAGGTTGAAGAGTACAACAAAGAAGATATGACCGATGAACAAAGAAGTTTGTTTGAAGATGTTTTAGCCTTGCAACAAAGATGTGTAGAGATTGAACCAATGGCAAGAGAATTTGCCGACAAAAAACAATTGGTTGATTTAAAATCAAAGTCTTTATTAGAAAGCCTTAGAGGTATAGGAAATGCCGAGAAAGAAAGCGACAGCGAAACCAAGACAATCGACTAAAAAGCCAACTGTTGAACAGGTAGCCAACTCTTTAGATAGACATGAAAGAGTTTGCGAACAGAAATGGAAAGAAAATTTTCGCAGATTGGATTCAATAGAATCTGATATAAATTTACAAAATACTAGATTGTGGCAGATAGCTGGTATTGTTATCACGCTTCTAACATCTTTGGTTATCAATGCCTTCTTTATGTAGAATGAACCTTGAGCAATATTATGTTGAAATCTCAATATTTCTAGCAAGTGTCTTAGGTGGTCTTGCTCTTAAAGATTATTCTGTTTCTTTTATCAAAGGTCTTAAATTCAAACTCAACTCACAATTCAACGAAGGCGATAAGGTCTTATTAGATGGCGAACAAGCCATGATAATTAAAATAGGCATGGGTACTACTGTCTTTGGTGTTTATGGTCGTGATGGCTACACATGGCGTTATATCAGCAATACTAAGATAGAATCCTTAAAATTAGAAAAGATAGTTGATAAAGACTTACACCAAGATTCTGCTTATGAAAAGCGACAAAAACTAAAAAACATATTAGAGGGCAAAGAAGATGATTGATAAATTTTTTAAACCAATAAGCGATCTAATCGGTAAAGCCATACCTGATAAAACTAAGCGTATGGAATTAGAAGCAAGTATCAAATCACAAATGATAGACTTGCAAAAATCACAAAACGAAATAAATCTTGCACAAGCAAAACACGGTTCTATTTTTGTAGCTGGTGCAAGACCAGCAATCATGTGGATATGTGCATTGGGATTAGCATGGGCGTATTTTTTAGCACCGATACTTAATTGGGTGGTATGGACATTTACCATTGATATTGTGCCGCCTGAAATAGATACTGAAGGTCTTATGACTTTGACATTATCAATGTTAGGTCTTGGCGGCATGAGAAGTTTCGAAAAGTTTAAAGGTGTTGCAAGAAACAATATGCGAGAAGAAAACATTAAAGATTCATACAAACCATAATGGAAACAGGTGTTACCAAAGAACTGATTGATGATTTAAAAGAAATGCTTATCAAGAATGAAGGCATGGAACTTAAACCTTATCAATGTACTAGCGATAAAACGACCATTGGTGTTGGTAGAAATCTTAGCGACAATGGCATAACTATCCAAGAAGCTGAGATGTTATTGTCAAATGACATGGATGGTGTCTTTAATGATCTTGATAGGAACATACCTTTTTGGCAATCCATGCCTTACAACATAAGATTAGTCTTAGCAGATATGTGTTTTAATCTTGGCATCAAAAGATTATGTAGATTTACTAAGATGCTTGAAGCTATGGAAGAAAGAGATTTTGAACTAGCTGGAGAAGAGTTATTAGATTCTA